GCCTAGTGCACCCCCAGAGGTTAGAGTCTCCAGAGGAGACTCAGGGCCTCCTTCGCAGCAAAAGCTGCCAGCTGCACGAAATGCAGCCGCCATGTAACACCATCAATCAGGTTAGATCGATGGGTACCACCCGAGCTTTAAGTTGACGGCATCGGGACGTCCAGCACGTTCCAGGTGTCTACTGTCAGCGAATGGCTCTTCGCCGCGTTTAAGTAAACACTTAAGCATGGCTCCAAGATCATCCAGATGTGAATCTGGGATCTTGCCACGCACAATCCATCCTCTTACGAGGGGCTTATGCAGATAGGAGTGCATCTTCTCGGTTTCATACCCAAGAAAACTCACCCGGCCAAGCACTGGAGAACTCTCTAGCACGACGGGGAAGGGGATCAATTTCTCAATCCTTTTGTCGAGCCAGAACGCAGTTTGCCATAGACCAACTTCGTAAAGTTGATTCCTTAGGCTTACCACGGAAATGAGTTCGTTTACATGCCGCCGCTCAGTAGGGAGATCACGTCGGACCTTTATGACTGTTACGTCATGGCCCGCGTAATAATCCTTTCCACAAGATTCTCTGAACTTACCAGTCCAGAAACTCTTGCCTGCATTGACTCGAAACCCAAAAAGTTCGAGTGTACTGTGAACGGCACGCACATAGTCTACAGGGACAACGATATCGTCCCCATAAACTCGCACCTGACCGACGAGATTTTTAATGTCTCGCCGAGTCATCTGGCGTTTGAGCTCTTCTTCTATCCCAAGGAAAACGACCGTTGTGAAGATAACGGCCTCCATAGGGAAGCAGAAGGCTGAACCCATAGACGCGAATTTGGACAAAGCAATAATGCCGTGCCCATCAACGTCAGCTTTCGTACTACGCGTAGCTTGAAGTGCCTTAGCAAAATTAGGCACAAACGCTGTAGCGAGTTCTACTAGCTGATTGGAAACACGATCGGAGGCTTCACTAAGATCTAGTGTCGCCAAACTCCCATTTCGGGAGCCTTTCTCTGCCAAGTGCTGATTAGGCACTTGGTCATCGAAACCCATTATCCTATAGAGAGTTGGATCCCTCTTCAAGGAAGTCAAGAACGAGTACAACAGTCCCTGCTGCATATACTGCATGCAAACTGGTTCTATCGCAATAATTCTTGGTGTCGCCGGTGTCTTAGGAACAGTCACAACCCTTACGGGTCGTTCCTCTCCGGGTTCAAGGATTTCCACATGGTAGGCAGAGTAGGCACTTTCGCCATCTCGCCATACAGTTGGAGGTATTGCGTATTCCCACCATGGGAATACAGCCTCTAACCGCTCAGTCCACTCAACGAGATTCCACTTATCGTTTCCAATAAGTTTCTCAGCGGTGGCACCGGGACCATGCTGAGGTGAGATATTTCCAAAGAACACGTCTTCATCGACGTTTTGGAAAATCTGACCCCAAAGAAGCCGTACCATACGAACAAACCGGTCCTTATCGGACTGGCTTAAGCGTTCGTCGGCTTCCCGTACGTCCTTTTCACATTGGACGAACTGATCGAGAGCCTTCTTGATCCTAGCATCGCTGCAGGGAGCTAAAAGCTTACCGTACATCAAACTAATCTGACGTACAGCAGTTATTGCCTCGATTGAAGGCTCATCCAACAAACTACCAGTTTCAATGTCGAAGATCTGACAAGTAAATCCGCTAAGAAAAGCGGGTAACTTCTTCTTGCGTTTAAAACCCGCAAAAAGTTGATCGTCAACCAAACCTACGTCGAGAGACTTTTGAAAGTCCTTCCCGAAGGCTGGTAGGGATATCGTCAAAAACGATATACCCTCATCTTTGACACGACCCTTGACAAGTTCATAATCAAGGGTGGCACTTGTGCAACAGATGGTCGCGGATTCCTCCATGACCTGCTGTAGGAGCAACATTAGGTTTTCCATGACGCCTCTTTCCGAGGTAGTACATGACAAAGAGCCTATGCTTCTCGACTGATGATCCGTTTAAGGGGGCAGGGTGTAAATCCTACCCCCCTAGACAGGCCGCTAAAAGACCTCGATCATGCTAGCTTTCACCAGCAATGATTTTGATCAAGTTTGCAGCGGAGCTTGCTGAGAGAAAAGTGCAAAGGGCCAATACTTGGTCCTTCTGCTCGGTCACGGTATACCCCTGCTTAGGGGTACCGATGACGAGATGCACCTCCATCGCAGCGTCGACGTAGTCAGCTGGGTTATAGACATCAGCAACAAGTTTCTTGTTGTCGAGTCGAATGACCCGGCGGTTAACCTTCCCGTAGGAATGGTTAACCGTCAACTTCGACGATCCATCCGCAACCGCGAAGGCACCACCTGTAGGTGGTCCCGGAACGCGAGCGTGGGATAGAGCATTTACTGTCTGCGGATCTGCGAGCATGCGGTTGGTTCCTTCAGTCAATAGACTAGGGAGCTTCCCCAGTCCAGGTGCAATTGGATGATCAATCCAACTGCCTGTTACCCCTGGCGATTCCAAGAGCAATCAGGATGGCCCACTGCCTATCAGAAAAATCGATAGGATTAAGCCCGAATCCATAAGGCGTAGCGATCCGACGTACTTTCCTCACCGAGGTGAGGGTTTGCGTCAGCCTGGGTGGTAAATATCCTACAACGCTGGATTTCAGCTTGTAGCCACTCAGTTCGTAAACGTCTGTGATGGTTGATCTTTGCATCACAAAACCGTATCGCAGTACTAAGCCGTCATAAAGAAAGGCTGACATATTGTGGAAGTTATCTCCCACATTGCCAAACCAATCGACGGCCCAGCTCCACGGAGCCAGATCCCAGAGGAGTTCAGGCGTTAGCCTGGTTCCTAAGAGCTTGTTAGCTCTCTGCTCGTATGCTCTGAACTTACCTAGAGTTTCCTCTTTGGTAGGAACATGGTATACATAAGCACCGGAAAACCACGTATCAACAACCGTTGTACGTGTTCTGGTCAACGTGCCCGTAGTCTGAAAGAACAGGGAGTGGACGTTATGAGGGGTTACCCCACTAGACACCACTGTGGTCTCTGTAGACTGTGAGCGTGGAAAACTGTATCCTCGTCTGACTTGTTTGCCCGAATCTTTGATCAATTGTTTCATGATCTTGTCGTGGTTTTTAACAACCCCGGCAAAGGCTCGAGCATCAGAGATGATTGGCTTCCATCCGAATTCGATGTTAAGGAATTCATTTCCGGGATTAGTTCCCCGGGGATTGACGCCAGGCACGGTGGGTAAACCATCGCGCTTCAGCTCACCAAGAAAATTGGCGAGACCTGATACAGGGTTTGTAGGAATGGTTCGTGCCACGGCCGTAGTTCCCATAGCACCTAACAAAGTTTCGTTAAGTGCGGACTGGGTAGGCCAATGAACACTTGATGGTGTGAGGTTACTCACAAACGGATACGCAGGCCCCCGAAATATAAGGGGCTGCCCAAGATATGTCATGGCAAGATTGGTCTCGACACAAGTGTCAGAGTAATCATGCTTCAACGTATCAAAGTTTGATCCGTACCATCCACTGTACTGAAATGCAGGTTTGCGGCCTTCACGCTTCATTTTCTGAAGCAAAGGCCACAAGGTTGATTTAGACAGTGTTTCCTGCTTTCCAACGAAAGAGTTATTACCTATGCCAGCGTTTCCGCCGCCAAGGGTATTGGAAAAGGAAGTCTTACGGAACGTAAGATCCCTTTTCCTAGTCTTTCGATCTTCCACAGGTACCTCATGTAGGTATAGTGCTTCTCGCGGCCCTGATGGCGCGAGATCGCAACAACAACTCAGTTGTAACTGAGCAGCACATGTTCGCACAAGTGCTGGATGGCCCTTAGGGGCC